AAGGGTTTTAGTGTAATATTTACTCCTAATATGATTAAATATTTTTTCCTCAAACTCTATACCTTTTTGTTTAATAAAATCACTAAATTTATTATCTTCAACTTTTTTATATAAACCATTCTTCTCACCATAAAGATTTAACCAATCTAAAAGTGGATCATCTAAAAGATAATTTTTTATTTTAGTCGCGGAAATAAAATCATAAAAAGGGGAAATATTTGAATTCATATAAAATTTAAAAATATATTATTTTTTAAACTTTTATAAAATTTTAAATGGAAATAATTAAATATAAAATGCTAAATTTTAGTTTTAATTATTAATAATTATATAGTTTTAATTATTAATAATTACATAGATTTAACAATTCTAATTTTTTTTACTTTTGGTTTTACTTCAATTTCTATCACTTCATTTTTTGCGTCGTCTTTTTTAACAACCTCCTTTGTTAAAGGATTTGTTATTTGATTTATTTCTTGGTGTGTTAATCCTATCAACTTGTAAAACTCGTCTTCTGTAATATCCGCAATTCCTAACTTACGAATGTCTGGAATGTAATTACAAACCTCTTTTTCCAAAAATGACATTCTGTATTTTGTGTAATCACATAAAATGTTTGAAATACCAAAATTCATTATTTTTAATATCAATTCTAAATTTTCTCCTAACATATAAATTTTTTCTGTTCCAGTCAAACTCAATTTTCCTTCATCAATAAACGCCCCTTTAAATCCTCGTTTGTTCGCAATAATTAGTTTGCGTTTATTTGCTTCCGGATGTTGTTTTGTTGCTTTTTTAACCAATATACCTTCATTTAATGTATATGTATCAATCGCCCACATATCTTCCAATGTATATTCAGTTGGTATTTTTTCCTTTGTTCCAGATGATTTTATGGTTTTTGTTTTGTATTCCAAACTACAATTATGTTTTTCTATAAACTGAATTAGTTTATCAAATATACTATGGAATGCTAATGGAATGGAATAATTTTTATTGAGATATTCAAACGATGTTGTTGTAAGTTTTTTGCGTTTGATTTCGCTAATAATCTCTGTTTTTTTATTTTGTGCATTAAGTGTATTTTGTAATATATACAACGAAATAGGAATATCAGCATTAATCATTCCCTTTGATTGTGAGTCATCCCATAATTTCAACCATATAATATGCTTTTCCAACATAATATTATGAAGTGAATGGCTCTTCTTCAACCAACTCAATGGATTAATGAATGCTAAATATCCTTCTGGTTTCAACCATTCTCCAAACGACTTTTCAATAAACTTTGTCCAAATGGTTTCATTTTTCTCACCTAGTTGTTTTCCAGTATGAGAACGAATACCACCTTTATTGTAAGGCGGATTTCCCAAAACAACATCAAATCCATTAAGTTCTACTCCAAATATATTTACAATATCCATTTTTAATGTATCACCTTCATAAAGATTTAACTTGTATTGATTATTCGCATTAAATATTTGATGACAAATGTATACATTTTTTTTGTTTAATTCGCTCATATACAACATATTTTCTATAATATGTTTTTTCCTATCTTCGTCATTTGGTATTTGTTCTTTTAGTCCTTCCATTAATTTCAAATAAACAGCAATTGGATAATTGCCCATACCAGATGCGGGGTCAAACCACTTAAAATTCTTTTCAGTAAATATACTTCTTCCATATTTCTTAATATAATATTTATCTAACTCTTCCAATTTTTCAAATATCGTCGCCATAGGTGTAAATACTTCTCCGTTTTCTTGTTTTTCTTTTTGCTTTGGTTTTAAACAACTATCAATCAATTCTAATAATTCTTTAGGTTTATCAATCAAATTCAGTAAAGACATTTTAAATTGTATTGCTATATTATATATAGAAGAATTTTTTTTAACATATTTTTCTACAATTTTTTCCATAATATTTATAATATCCTTTTTGTTCCACCATATAAACGACTGGTCTTGAAATACTTCCAATAATGATGGGTTTGTCTTAATAGTATTCAACATTTCTAAAATATCTTTATGATCTGAACTCAATGTCAAAATACAACTTAATGGAATAATAAAGGGTAATACATCTTTGGTAAGTGAAATATCAGATATTTTATCTTCTGTTTCTTCAACATCATCCCCATCATCCTCAACTACACCATCTTTTATTGTTTCTTTTCCTGTTGGTAGTGCTTCATCACTTTCTTCATCAAAAGCAATTTTTACATTTATTTTTTCATCTCCAATAGAACTTGTAAAATATCGGTTCAACAATTTTTGGTCTTTTGTATCCAAATCAATAATATTTTCTTCAATCTTTCTTAATAATATTTTTAAATTATTTATTGGATCTGATTTCCAAATATTTAAGAGTTTTTCAACTAATTTTGTTTTATTTTCTTTTCCTTCAAACAAATCACTATCTATATTTATTAAATCATTTTCTACCATATATGATATTTTTTGTTCTACATTCAAATCTTTTTTATATATATTATAATCCAAACAAGTATTTAGAACTCTTGATATATTCAAATCAACTACAAAACCCATTTTTTTAATTCCATCATTTATTTTATCATTCTCGCTATTATTAATACTTTCAGTCATACAACGATACATCATTTGGATAATTTTATCACTTGAAATTATATCATTAAACAGAAATACAATATCTACAAATGGTAATGTAATTCCCAAAGTTAATTGATTCCCCGCTAATAAAATTAATCCATCTTTTCCTTCTTCTTTTGCTTTCAATTCCCAATTTTTTATTTCTTCTTTTAAGTTTTTCACTTTATAATTTTTTTTGGAATTCACAATTTTTATTTCATATTTTTTTAGGATACTATTTTTTCCCATTCTATCTTTTAAATGTTCACTTACCTTGTTAATTGTCATATTTATTCCAAAAGGTAAGAACCATAATTGACTTGTAAAATCTCCATTATTTAATTGTGTTCTACTACTTGTTAAAATAGATTGTCTTTTAATTCTTCCAAATATAGATAAATCTTTTTTTGGATAATCTTGTTCTTTATTACTTCCTGTAATATATCTCAATACAGTATCAACTTCTTTTGGAAAATTTCCACTTAAAAGAGTTCCATTTGAAAATCCATATGAAGTATCTTTAATTTGTTCTTTGATTACATTATATCTTTTTTTATCCATCATATTTGTAAGAATATGTAAATCAGGCATTTTATCATAAATACATAATAATGTTTCTTTATTTTCATCCGTTAAAAATAACAATACATCTTCTCCGTGTTTCTCTGTTAATCCTTTAATGTTTCTTTTTTTACATAATTGTTCATCCTCGATATCCCAATAAAACTGACATTCGATAGGAATATTCCATTCGCATAAAGGTTTAGAATAAGTAGCGGTTAAATATAATTTTATAGTTTTAGGCGATGTGTAAGATTGTAAAATATTTTTAGACATTAGTGTTGTTCCATGAAAATGGTTTTCATCATTTACAATAAAATCTAAATTTAATAATTGTATTTCTTCTATTTTTTCTTCAAATACATAATCGTCTAATAGTTGTTTGCTAATAATTATAATATTATTATCTTGTAAATCCATTTTCTTAAATTCACTTCCTTTTTTAATCTCAATAATATTTATTCCAATAAAATCCCTAAACTTATGAAATAAGTCATCCGTAAATTGTGATAATGTTTCTGTTGGTGCAGGAGTAATAACCAAAGCGTTTAGGGAACCGTATTTTTTATAATATTTAATAAATAATCCTCCAACGCAATAAGTTTTTCCAGACCTTGCTTTTGCACCTAATAATAATTCTTTTTCTCCTTTAACGATCCTTTCCATTTGTTTATAAGTAATTAAATCTTGATGAAATCTTAGTTGTAATGGAACTTTCGTATTACCGAATTTTTCATTAACTTCATTTATCTCAATATCTTGTATTGCGTATTTTAAATTTTGGAAGAAAATTTCTAAATCTTCCAAATCTAAAATATGATGAATATTTTTTTTAATATAGTTATTAGTCGATTGACTTGAATTGATTATATCCAATACTTTTTGTTTATTATTCACTACTAAATAAATATCACATTCCTTATATTTATACACATATTCTTTTATAACTGCCAAAATTGATTCAATATCATAATCTTTAATTGATTTTTTACTATCGTCTAAATAAAACTTTGACGACATAAAAACCCACCTTCCAGTTTTTTTATTTCGTAAAGTAATATCACTTGAACCACCTTTCCCTTTGCTAAATACAGATACTTTTTGTAAATATTTTTCTAAATTATCAACTTTCGTCAATTTATTAGTATTATTATTCCCTTCATAATGATCGTAAGTATCATTTGGTAATATGGAACAAAATCCAAATTTAATAATAAAGTCCCATACCTTTTCATATATATTTCCTCGTTTAGATTGTATTTCCGCTTTTGTTTTACCTTTTACAAATTGTAAAAGTTCGTCAAAAGTAGAAACTTGTTTAATAAGTTTAAATAATTTAATTCCGTTCATTCTTAAAAGTAATATATTTACTATTAAATAAAATCAATTTTTTATTTTTTTATTCGAGTTTAATGAAAATAATTAAATAAAATGAAATAATATAAGAAATAATATAAGAAATAATATAAGAAATAATATAAGAAATAATATAATAAATGAAATAATATAATAAATGAAATAATATAACCTATACAAAACAATCTGCCGAATCTTTATCTGTAAAAAGTTTTAAACCTTTTTTCGTTTTTTTTAAACATTTAAATGTTTCGGAAGGATCCTTTTTATTAAAAGCAGTTTTCTTTCTATCTTGATTGATTATACATTTTTTAGTAATCTTTACATTATCTGTTATTCCTCCTTTAGTTTTTCTTCTAATTAGCATAGGTTCTGTTTGACATTCTTCCTCATTAAATTTCTTAGTATTTTCTTTTTTAATATTAGTTTCTTGTCTATCAAAGTAATCATTATAGTTACAGTATCCGTATTGGTGAATATTTCTTTTAAATACTTCGTCTTTTTCTAATTTACCAGTTGGACATACAGGACCGTCATTTGTAGGTAGGCAATCATAGAAATATTCCGTATTTTGTTTAGTTTGGGTTTGTTCTTTATCAGTATAACTATTATATCTTGTTTTAAAGGGTAAAACACATTTTCCTGGTTTAACATTTGGTTCTCCGGAACGGTCATAACCGAACATATCGACTGTGGAAGAATTAACTTCTGGAACTGGAATTTTCTTATCTGGTTTAATTTTAATAGATTTAGTAATAGAAATAGGTGTATTGGAAATATTTCGGGGGGTATTAAGTTTATATTTTTCCCCTAATTCTTTATTTTTAATTTTCTTAGTATTAAATTGTTTAATATCTCTTTCATATTTATATTTTTTCTTGGAATATAATTCATTCCGAATATTATTAAAATCATTTATGCCGAAACCAATATTATTTCTACTTATTTTTTTAGTCTTTTTTGCCCTAAATCTTTTAGTTATAAAATCAATACCATTTTTTTTATTCATAAGTAATTCATTTACTAACTTATTACTAAATTCATTTACTAAATCTAATTTCAATAATTCATTTAGTAATAATTTCTTCTTATGAACTTTCTCTAAAACTGGATTATTTATAATTCTCCTAATATTCATATTTGTATTACTATTCTCCTGTTTTAACAAAGTTCTATTTACTAATATTTTGTTATCTTCATAATTCTTTTGTGTTTTATCATAATTATTCATTTGTTTAGACCTATCGTTCAAATTTATGGATTGTGAATCATAAATTAAATTATTTATTTGGAATTCTCTATTAAGTTGATTTCCATTACCAGAAAAGTCTTCTTTATCTAAAAGTGGTATAAATAGGTCATCTTTAGTAATAATACCGTTAATATGTTTTTTACCTTTTGATTTGGTATATGAAATTCTTTTTTCAGTTAAAAAGTTAGGATAAATGTTATTATTTAAAGTTTTTAAAAGTTTTTCTTTTTCATTTTTAAATTCTTGATAGGAAAGTAATAAATTCATATCTAACATATCCGCATAGGTAATAATATCAAAATGCTTAATTTTTATAGCATAAGTAGTAAGATTTAAACCAGAAGGATAAGTTGGAATAAATAATTTATTATTTAGTATAACACCTATAACTTTGAATTGTTTATTAATAACGTGAAACATAATATTATCATTACTAATTAATTTAGTAATATTATATAAATTATATGGGATGGTATCTAAGTTATTTTGACATATATCTTTTAGAATTTTGAAAATATTTGCCAAATTAGGATCTTTTTCAGTAAAACTAAATTGAAGTGGTTTTTCTTCTACATCGAAATTAATTTTAACAAGTGGTTCGAAATACTCTTTATTTTTCTCGTCAATAAATTTAAGAATAAAAATAGTTTCTTTCTTTTCATTAAAACTAAATAAAGGACATTGGACGCTAATATTATTTTCTTCACCTAAAACCTTTTCTATAATTACAATATTATAGTTTTTATATAATAAAATACCAGATTTTGCCAATAATTCAATATAATAAGTGTAGTCTTTAAAAAGTTTTCTATCATTAGAATAATCCCTAAAATTCATAAAGGAAGCATATAATTTTTTGACTTCTATACTCTCCTTATCTAAGTTCTTTATTTTAGTAATACCACTAAACCAAGTATTATATTCTTTTCTTGAGGTATCAACTTCTATATTAGTTTGGAATGTTTCGTGTAAATTTCCGTTATTAACTGACGCATATACAAGGGGGTCTATATTATCTAAAATATCATTCATATTAAAGGGTGTTCTATCCTTTTTATTTCTATCAATATCGTGTTCTCTAATACATCTGAGTTTATGTAAAGCCATAATAAAAGAGTTATTTTCATTAATATTGTTAGTACCTAGTCTAAATAGTAATTTTCTATTAGTAAGGTTTTTCTTTTTATCGAATGCCAATGTTTTAACATTTTCGAAGAATTGGTATTTATAGTATATTTTTTTCTTATTGGTTTTGGTTTTAACAAAATCACCTTCTTTAACTTTAAAGGAAGCATTATTATTTAGTAATTCATTTAAATCATTGGGTAATAAACCTAATTCGTCGTGTGATAATTTAGTGCTGGAATCTTTAAAATAGTCTTCCTTTGTTTCTTTATTTTTTTTTTCCATAGATGATTTATCACAACAAGGATAAATACTTCCTTGTTTTGTTCTGGGATACATAGGATTCAGTGAGTTTTCTAATATTTTGGGTATTTTCAGTTTAGCGTTTTTAATATCTTCAAGAAAGGGTATTAGTTCATCTTCTTTAACATTTACATTTTCACTATTACATTTAGTACATTTATAATCATTATTATAATAATCAATATATCTAATCTTCTCTAAACACTGTTCGCACTGAACTTCTATCTTCTCCCATTTATTATTTTTCCAATAACTATCTGACCTTATTTTTATAGTATGTTCATTATCAAATACACCTCTAACACCTTTTATTTTAGTAGGTTTTCCGGAACAATATGGACACATATTACCTTTTTTAATAAATTCGTCAGTTTTAATAGGTACCATACATCTGACACAGTAAATACGAGGACATATATAGACATTTTCGTTACCTTCTGAGCCAGTGATAATTCTGTATTTATCATCGTCGATATCTTCTCCCTTTGTTCTTTTATCTAAACCGTCACTAAGTCTTTTATTTTCAGTTATATATTTCCATAAATTTTTAGATATTATTACAGGTATTCTATCTTCAACAGCAGGACAACCTCGTGTAAAATTACTACCTTTAAAGAAATCAGGGTCATATTTATCACGCATATGTTTGAAATATTTACTAACTGTTTTATTTTTATAGTCTAACTCGTCAATTTTTTCAGGTATAAATGGTTTATCAATATTCTTTTCATTGTTTTTATCATTTTCATTATTTACATTTTTTTTATTATTTTCATTATTTTCAAAAGAATTATTAGAATTATTATTCATTAATGAAAAATTACTTCCGTTACTACTGTAATTATTATTATTTACAGAGTTAGAAACAGATAATAATGATTTTTTAAGATTAAATTTACTTACAGTATCTTTAATATCATTTTTTTTTACAATCTTTCTTTTAGTAAAATTAATAAGTTCTATGATAATGAGGTTAATGAGGTTATTAACAAAAACCAATTGATTAATATTATGGCAGGTAAAATTGATAACAGTTTTTTGTTTCCCTAAGATATTATCAAAATATATTTCTGCTTTTTCAATTTCGTTATTTCTTTTTTTCTTAATCATTTTTTCATCTCTGGTGTCACTATCGAAAATCTTATTAAAAAGAGGTGTAATTTCATTTTCACTAATATTAAAATTATCTAAGATTTCTGGAGCAAGTTGTTGAAGTGTAACTTGATTATTTTCAAAAAACCTATCAATAATATAATTTATGATATATTCTTCAGTGCCATAATTATTAATATTTTTAAATCCGTATTTGTTTTTACCATTAGAATAAAAGAATAGTTTCATTTCTTTAAAGATTTGGTTAAGATTTATGAGATTGCCGAGAGGAATAAATTTACTAAAATTCATTTTAATATTTTTAATATTGGTTTCATCTATTAAAACAATAGATTTATTAATATCATATACTTTACTTTCTGGACTATTACTTTCTTCTATATTATTGAGTAGGTTATTGATATATGTAATGGTTTCATTAATTTGACTCATATAATTGAAAAAGTGATCATTAAGTTTTTCTTTTCTATTTTTAAGAATGGGGAAAATTGCGAGTATATTTCCATTTTCTTGAATATAAAATGTCATATAATTATTTTCATATTTAACTACCATATGTATAAAATTACCTTCTCTATATAACATTTCTTCACTATTATCATATTCTGTAGAATCCATATCTAAAATACCATTTTTCCAATTGGAAAGAATTTTACTAGTTATATTTGACCTTTTATTGAAAATAGGTTTATGTAATTTATATAATACTGTTTTCTTCAATTTCTGTCTTATCATTCTAGTATATTTGATATTTATAAAGGGTATATCACTGGATGACTGTAGCATTTCATATAGTCCTATTAAGTCAATACGTAAAGTGATAATATTTTTTTTAACTACTTTAACGTAATTAATAATATTAAGTTGTCTTCCCATTTGACCTAAATTATCTAATATTTTTCTATAAGTTAAGGAATGTTTTTGATATAAATTTTCCAAGGAGTCAATATTTTTATTTTTAGTAATATCGGTAATTTTATCTTTATTCGCAAAACTAAAATACCTTTTTGTTATATATTGGTAATTCGGAAGAGTAGTTTTAATATCGTTGAGACATAATAGATATATATCTTGATTAAGTTTTATGTTATTATCTTCGTCATATTTAGTTTGGTTAATAATATTATTGAAAATCGTGTAGTCATTATTTTGGACTCTTTCATTAAAGTCATTATCGGTATCTTTATTTTTAGTTAAATCGATATAATCGCATATGATTTTATTATTTCTTTTATTGACGAAATATTGTGATAAACCAATATCGTGGTAAATGTAGATTTTAATATTAACTAATTTAGTGAAATAATCTTGTAATTCTGCCATAGTATATTTATCTTTCTTTAATTTGAAAACAGAAACATCCATTATTTTACTAAGTTCTAATACAATATGTTTTTTAGTTAATATATGAGTATCTGTATTATAAAGATTTGGAATAATACTAGTAATAAAATCATAATCTAATATTTTTTTAGTATATAAATACTGTTTATCAGTATCTAAATAATCATTACCATATTTAGTACTCATAGTATGAAATATTTTCTCTTTAATAGTTTTAATATTATCATTGAGAAGAATTACTTCTTCTATAAGAATAGTTTTAGGTGATAATTTATGTTTAAGAATATCAACTCCCGTTTGTCCATATCTCAAATTAAGTTTAGTTCTTTCTTCTAAAGTAATGTTTTTTTTTTCTTTAATTTTGTTAATCGCAACTAATTCTTCTTTACTAAGTCGTCCAACAAATAGATATTCATTTTTATTATAAATTACTTTAAAAATATCTAAACAAAATGGTGGACTAAAAAGTTGTTCATTTATATTCATATTATAATATATAAATAAACTTTTTTTATAAAAAAGATTGGAAAATATAAAAAGAAAAAATTTATATAATTATTCACTAAAATTTTCAGGGTCGTCAGTAATTTTTATTCCGCAATAAGGAACTGGTGTTTCATTATAATTGATTCTTTCATATACTCCCAATTTACGGGCATTTTTCAATAATGTTCTAAAATTATCCCAGAATTCCTGTGTATGTCCTATTGATTTAGTCATAGTATGTGCTAATTCGTGAATCGCAACAAACATCATAGTGTTAAGTTTAACTAATTTATTTTTTTCATCTCTAGACCTAAGACAAAATACCATTTTCTCACCTTTATTAATAGAATAAGAAGTATATTTACTATCTTTATCTGTTTCTGTGATATTATCTGGATTAAAGTTATTAATCATACGGTTAACGTCTTCTTGGTCTTCATTTGTTTTTTTTAGTTCTTGTGTAATTAAAATAAGATTTTTACGTATAGTTGCGAGTAAATCTGCGGCTTCTTGTTTATCGTTATGATTTTGAACTAAATAATCTTTACCGTCAATAGTGGATTTAATATATTCTACTTCTTTAACTTTATTTTCGAAGTGGATATAGATAATTGTTATAAGTATTATACATATAAAGAATGATACAAAATCTTTCATATATTTTATGGTTAGATAAAAATATTAAGTTAGATATTTTATGATATTTAAATTGAAAAAGTATTTAAAATTGAAAAAGTATTTAAAATTGAAAAAAATTAATTTATTAATTTTATAATAAAATGAATTTGAGAAATACTCGACCAAAACAATTAAAAGATAATTCTAAAGATATAAGATTTCAAATCAATGATTTACAATGTTATAATGAAACTTTAGACGATTCAGATTTAGATGAGTATGAAGATAATAGTAAATATGTTATGAATATTTTTGGAATAGACGAAAATAATGAGTCTATATCAGTAAAAGTGTTAGGTTTTAAACCACGCTTTTACGTTCAAATTCCAAAAGATTGGGATACAAAGAAAATCCAAATATTTATTAATACATTAAAAGGAAAAGTAAAGAAGATGTATAAGGAGTCATTAGTTAATCATAAAGTTTTACATAGAGTAAAATTTCGTGGTTTTACGAATAATGAAAAACTCAAATTTCTTAAATTAACTTTTCATAATACTTATTCATTAAGAGCATATACTAATGTTCTCAAGAAAAAAATTAGTATTCCAGCTTTAAGTAAAAAACCGAAAAAATACGCCTTATATGAAACAAATATTGAACCTTTTATTAGGTTTTGTCATATTAAGGATATTAAACCTTCTGGATGGATTAAAATACCCCAAAAGAAATATAATGTTAATAAAGTAAAATTAACATTTTGTCAAACTGAAATTACTGCAAAGTGGAATGATGTAGAAGCAGATAGCAATACACATATTGCTCCTCTTATTACATTATCCTTTGATATTGAATGTGATTCGAGTCACGGGGATTTCCCTTTGGCAAAAAAGAATTATAAGAAATTGGGAGCAGAACTTCTGGATAATATTCATAAGAAACTAAAGAAAAATGATTTAGATAAAACAATGTATCAAGATTTAGTTTTGAATGAGAATAATGAGAGAGAAGAAATGGTATTAAAGTTAGTCAATCTTGCTTTTAAAGACACAGATAACTTAGAAGATATTAGTAAAGTATATACCAAAGAAGGTATCAAACCAAAAAAGAAAGAATTAAAGCCTTTAATTCCTCATCTTACCAAACATCTATTTATTAGAATAGTAAGAGAAGAAAATAATAAGGAATTAAGAGAAGCAGTTGATAAGACAAAGAGAATTTGGGGTGATAATAGTATAGGTATTTTAGAGGATATTGCTTCTAAAGTGGGGAAGGAAACTGGTATATCAAATCAGAAAATAATGAATAGAATTATAACACGAGATATATTAGTTGAAAAAATCACAGGACTATTAGATAATAATTTACCTTCTTTAGAGGGTGATAAAGTTATTCAAATTGGTTCAACCGTCCATAGATATGGGGAACAAGAGTGTTTTCTTAAACATATAGTTACCTTAGATACTTGTAATGAGATAGATGGAGCAGTAGTTGTTCCTTGTAAAACAGAATCAGAAGTATTAATGGAATGGGCAAAATTTATAAGGGAGTTGGATCCGGATATTGTAACAGGTTATAATATCTTCGGTTTCGATTTCAAGTTTATATATGAAAGAGCAGAAGAATTGGATATAGTTTTCGAAATGGGAACTTTGGGGAGAATGGCAAATAAGGATTTAGAATTGATAGAGAAAAACCTTTCTTCGTCCGCATTAGGTGAAAATATATTAACATTTATTGCGATGGAAGGACGTGTTTGTCTTGATTTATTGAAAGTTATTCAAAAAGACCATAAACTGGCTTCATATAAGTTAGATACTGTTGCGGAGAATTTCATTAATGGTAGTATTAAAGATATTATCGCAAATGAAAAAGATGAAGCAGTTGAAAACACTGAAGATGTAGAAAGTAATTTCGGTAATGTTCTTAAGATTTCTGGAGCAACAGATTTAAATGAAGGTAATTATATTACAATCTTTATGAAAAACGATAAATATATGGAAGGTAAAAAATTCAATATTTTAAAGTTAGAAGGTGATACAATTACTTTAAATGAAGAAATTGATAATTCTATATTATCAAAGAAAGCTTCATGGAGGTTAGCCAAGGATGATATAGGTCCAAAAGATATTTTTAGACTACAGAAGCAAGACGCGGAGGGTAGAAGAATAGTGGCGAAATATTGTATTCAGGATTGTGCTTTATGTAATAAATTGATAAACAAACTTAGTATTATATCCAATAATATTGGTATGGCAAATGTTTGTATTGTTCCTCTTTCCTACATTTTCTTACGAGGTCAAGGTGTTAAAATCTTTTCCTTAGTATCTAGGGAATGTAGGGAGAATAACTTTCTTTTACCGGATTTGAAGAAACCTAAAACGGAAGAAGAAAAGGAAGAAGAAAAATTAAAATCGAGATATAGTTATGAAGAAGATTCAGAAGAAGAAGCAGACGAAGGAGGATATGAAGGAGCAATTGTTTTGCCACCAAATCCGGGTATTTATTTGGAAACGCCAGTGACGGTTTTAGATTATTCGTCATTATATCCTTCTTCTATGATTAGTGAGAATTTGTCTCACGATACTTATGTTATGGAAGAGAAATACAATAATCTTCCAGGATTGGACTATTTAGATATTACACACGATGTATATGAATGGATTAATCCTTTAATTAAAAGTAAAGGAAAGAAGAAAGTAGGACAGAAGACGTGTCGTTTCGTTCAATTTAAGGATGGAACGAAAGGTTTAATTCCACAAATTCTTCAGAAACTTTTAAAAGCTCGTAAGTCAACTAGAAAGAAAATTCTATACAAAACCGTAAAGGATAGTGAAGGAAATGAATTTAGTGGATTATACGACGAGAAAGACGATATTGTCTATATCAAAAATGTAGAAGGTGAAAAAATGGAATTTAAGAAGGAAAATATAGTATATAATGAAGATACTTATAATGAATTCGAGAAGGAAGTTTTGGACGGTTTACAATTGGCATATAAGGTAACCGCAAATTCTTTATATGGACAGATTGGTGCGAGAACCAGTCAGATATATTTGAAAGATATTGCGGCCAGCACAACTGCGACGGGGAGAAATCTATTACATCTTGCGAAGGAAAAAACAGAAGAGAAGTTTGACGGAGCAAAGATTGTGTATGGAGATAGTGTTCCTGAATGGGAAATATTACATTTAAATATAAATAATGATTTAATTGTGGATACAGTTAAGAATATTAAAGATAAGTATTTCAAGTGGAATAATAATGACGATACTAAGAAGTATTATATTCCACGTAATGAATATTCTATAAAAACATTTACAGATAAAGGTTTAACACCTGTATTAAATATAATGGAACATAAGAGTAAAAATGATATTATTAGAATAGTAACCAAAGCAGGAAATGTTCACGTTACAGACGAACATTCTATTATTTTGGAAAATGGAAAAGTTATAACTCCAAAAGAGTTAAGTATAGGAGATTGTTTATTAACACATAATAATGTATTTCCAAATCAAAAGGTATTTAATAAAGGAGAAGTAACAGAAATTACAAATATCGGAGTTACTAATGATAATGTATATGATTTAACAACTGAAAATCACCATTTCCAAGCAGGCAATGGAAGTATAGTAGTTCATAACACGGACAGTATCTTTATTAACTTTAATCCAAAAGATGAAAAGGGAAATATTCTCAAAAATAAAGAAGGATTAAAGCGTTCTATAGAGTTAGGTGTCGAGGCAGAAAAGTATATTCAAAATTTCTTAAAGCCTCCACATAAGTTAGAATACGAGAAGACATTCTGGCCATTCGTTCTATTTACAAAGAAGAGATATATTGGTGATAAGTATGAGTTTGATTTAGATAAATATAAACAGACATCTATGGGTATTGTTTTGAAAAGAAGAGATAATGCGGATATAGTGAAACATGTATATGGGGGTATAATGAATATTATAATGAAAGAGAAAGATATACCCAAGTCGATTGTGTTTTTAAAAGAAGAATTAAGGAAATTAATTAATGGAAAGTTCCCATTGGAAATGTTAACAATTACAAAGAGTTTAAAGTCTTATTATAAGAATCCCGAATCAATCTGTCATAAGGTATTGGCAGATAGAATTGGTGAGAGAGAACCAGGTAATAAACCACTTCCAAATGATAGACTTCCTTATATATACATTCAGTATCCAGAGAAAAAGGGACAGAAGGTATTACAGGGAGATAAGGTTGAACATCCGTCATTTATAAAACAACATAAATTGAAACCGGATTATTTATTCTATATTACAAATCAAATACAAAAACCAGTTTGTCAAATTTATGCCTTGATTGTGGAACAATTAGAAGGATATACACATGACGAAGATTATATGAACAGATTGAAAAAAACGTATAGTGATAAACATAGCGAAGACAAAGCAAATGAGAAATTAACTCAGAAAAGAAATGAAATCACGGCTGATATTCTTTTCCAAGATATTATTAGAGAAGGAACAAATAAGAAAAATAAAATTAGACCGATTACAAGTTGGTTTAAACCTGTTTAAGTTACAATTAAATTTGCGGAAGCATATCTTAAACATAATTTAATATTAAACCGTTTTTCTATTTGTTCTTCTGTCATATATTGTGTTAATTTTAATATATAATAATTATTGTATTTTTTTCTATTTACACACGAGCATAACTTACTTACATTTATATTTAAAAATTCTTCTAATAAATAATCCAAATAAAATATAGTCCTCCCCAGAGAATAAATATCAGATTTATATAAAGAATACCTAAAATCATTAGGATAATCTAAACTAATATGACCTTTATGTTTCCAATCTGTAGGATTTTTGGGAGGTAACCAAGGTTCGTCAAGTCTTCCATAATAAATAGGCATATATCCAGAAGTTCCTACTTTTTGTTGTAGGGATGTTCCGAATGGTTCTTCAGAAGCATATCCGAAATCAATTAGTTTAAATCTTTTACCAAAATATTTATCTGGTAAACTAACAAAATCATTATAAACTATGTTTTCTGGCTTTATATCTAAATGAACTATTTTATTAGAATGGAGGAAATCAAGTGCTTCTAGTATATTGTTAATAAAGGAATACATTTTTTTTTTAGTATTTCCTTTCCAAATAGAAATATTATTATCTTCGTACATTTTTTGAAAAATATTTTGTAAATCTAAATTTCCTTCATTTGATATATAAGAATAATATAAATCCTTATTCTGTGTAATCATTTCGTGTATACAATAATCAAATTTTAAATTTGAAATATAAGTATATAACATACTTCTTTTATCAATTTCATACTTTGTTTTTTCAGGAATAGAATAATAAAAATGATGTCCTTCAATATTTCTTATTATATCTAAAATGTATTCATTATGATAATCTGTTTTATATGTTATTTTTATTAATTTATCAAAATTGGTTTTAGTATTATTTATATTCTTATTTTGTTTTTTTTTATTTTGTATAACTTCTCTGTGTTGTTTTTCTTTAAGAAAAACGGAATCATCATCTGTTGAACTATCACTTATGTAATTATATATAGGATTTATAATATTATTTTCATTATTTTCTTTTACATCATTTATAAATTCACCATAATGTCCATTACCTAAAATAATGGAATATTTACCTTCTTTTATAATAAATGATTTTTTATCTTTCATATATATTTTATATAAATATTAATCTTTATATATATATTAATTAAACAATCTCGCTCTCAACCATTTCTTCACTTTCTTCTATTTCTTCTTCTTCTATTTCTTCTTCTTCTATAGTATTATCATTACTTTCTGTATCCTCTAATGACCCCGTATCTCTTAAATCAATTCTACAAACGGGGCATGTAATATTGCTTTCAAACCAAGTATCAATACAACTAATATGAAATATATGAGAACAGTTATTAATTTTTCTAACAATACTATTACTCGTAAAAATTTCCCTACAAATAGTACATTGTTCGTATGTATCTTCTAAAGTGCTATATAAATGAATAGAAGAACTATTAGATAATACTTGAATATTAGGAGTAATCGCAACGTCTTCCCAATCTGGATTTGAATTAATATTACTATCTTGACTGTATAAAGTAACTTCTACTAAATCGGGTAATACATTAGACATAGAAGAAGTATTTATAGAATATGAATTATAATTATTTAGTAATGAATTTTGATTACCATAAGGAGTTTGATTACCATAAGGAGTTTGATTACCATAAGGAGTTTGATTACCATAAGGAGTTTGATTACTTATATTACTACTAGGAGAAGTATTATAGGAAGAGTTCCTATTTATGGGGGAAGTATTATAGGAGGAGTTCCTATTTATGGGGGAAGTATTATATGGAGAACTTCTATTTTGGGGTGAAGTATTATAGGAAGAGTTACTATGTAGAGGGGAAGTATTAAATTCGGATTGTCTTCTGGAACTTAATATATTCATTAAACCCTCGACAAATTGTCTGGATGCTTGGGTTCTAGAATCTCTATTTCTTTGTGTAGTTGGTATATTATTATTAGTGTTATAAAATAATATATTATCTATTTGATTTATAGTGGTTTGTAATTCTCTTTTGGTTCTTAATAATTGTAATCTAAGTGAGTTATCCATTTAGATATATGATATATTATTTTAATTAATAACATAATTTTAAATTAGTTAAAGAATATTTGTTTATAATTTTATTATTATGTCGAATGGAGAAATACGGGGGTTATGCGGATTAGTAAATTTTGGTAATACATGTTATATGAATTCCGCAATTCAGTGTTTAGCATGTATAGGAAAATTAAAAAAATATTTTTTAAAGAAAGAATTTTTAGAGGATTTAAATAAAGAAAGTAAAGAGTTAAATTTAATTATTCAATGGTATAAATTATTATTAGGAAAATATACAAAAAATTCTGTAATATCTCCTGAAAGTTTTAGGAGAGAAATAAGAATAGTTTCATTAAAAGAAGGATTAAATTTGAATTTTGTAGGTAATGGACAAAATGATGTCCAAGAATTTTTGATATTTTTAATTGATAAAATGCACAATGGTGTATGTCGAAAGGTAAATATAAATATAACGGGTGAAGTGAAAAATGATTTAGACAAATGTGCTTTGGAAGCAATGAAAATGTGGAAAGTATTTTTTAAGGATAGTTATTCTATTTTTATAGATTTATTTTATTGTCAAAATAGTTCTAGGATTTATGATTTAGATAAAAAACTATTATCTACTAATTATGATCCTATATGCTATCACGCCATACCTATACCAGACAATGAAGAAGCAAATATATATGATTGTTTTGATTTATTTACAACAATGGAATTAATAGATGATGAAGATAATTTATATTTTAATGAGGAAACTAAAGAGTATATAAAATATTATAAGGAGATAAAATTCTGGAGTTTACCGAAAGTGTTAATAGTGGTATTAAAGAGATTTATGAATAATGGTAATAAAATTACAAAAAAAATAGATTTTCCATTAAAAAATTTAGATTTATGTAAATACAGTGTTGGATATAGGAAAAAAAGTAATGTTTATGATTTAGTGGGAGTTTCTAATCATATAGGTAGTTTACAAGGAGGGCATTATTTTGCTTATTGTAGAATGGAGGACGGAAATTGGTATAATTTCAATGATACGTCTGTTTCTAGGATTTCTGAAAATGAAGTAGTATCAGAAAAGGCTTATTGTTTATTTTATATGAAAAAATAATTTTTACAGGATTAAATATATTTTTTAATATATTTTTACAGGATTAAATATATTTTTTAATATATTTTTACAGGATTAAATATATTTTTTAATATATT